CCAGTTGCACCGCTAGTGCTTCCTGTTACCGTCTCATCGCCAAGGAATGTAGCGCCGCTTACTGTTCCGAAAGTCAGACGCCACATTTGATCGTAGTCCAATGCGACAGCAGTTGTGACACCATCGTTCAACAAAGGATTCTTCAAAATGCCAACACGACGATAATCATTATTGACTGTGAACGTTCCGTTCTCATCATAGGTTAGCTTTGTGTCGATCAAAACAAAGAAGCCACCCAATTCAGAAACCGGATCTGCTCCATGACCGGCAAATGGAGAAATAACAGCCGTTGCTACAGCACCATTTGCACCTACGCCGCCACCTGTAATCACAATGTTGGCCCAAGTGTAGCCTGACCCCGAACTTGTCACGATAATAGACGTGATGTTTCCTCCGCTGATAACCGGGGATGCTGTTGCTCCAGTTCCATCACCGATAATCGTAATAGTAGGCGTAACCGTGTATTGGGAGCCAATGCTTACCATGTCGATACGATCAATCGTTTCTGGAACTGCCGCTTGCTGAACAAGCCATTGTGCAGAGCCATCATTCGTGGTCAATGTCTCTACCGGGAACCATTCGTTCGTTACAAAGTTCAAAACATCAGCAGAGTTGACTGTGAGCATGTACTTCCATTGGTATCCGTCTGCACTTGTCACAACGCTTGTCGTCGTGCCAGTAGGTTTTACTGTCGATGCCACACCACCATTGTTGTTGAGGCATTTGTAGACATTCAATGCGTCTGTGATGACGAAAAACGGAGGTAGCCCGCCTGAAGGATCGAACAAGTCGATAGAATTGCTGTATTGCGTATAGACCGTACCAGTGGTCCAATCATAGCGTGGGACAACGAGGCTGACCGTGCTTGGAGAAATGCGCTTGGCAGACATCATGTCACGGAATGCAGCGCCTTCTTCGTATTCACAATCAATCGGAGTCGGCGGCGAATTGTCATTGCTACCAGTGTAAGGAAAAGCTCCTTGGTCCCAAGGCAATGTGCGTCCAATGAAAAGATAAAGATTTTGTCCAGGAGTCGAAAAGCCGCTGATGAACTGATTTGCGGCATACACCCTCATGTTTGTTGTGACTATTGCAGCCATTGTATTCTCCGTAATCTATTTAGGCACAGTTTTTTAGGTGATATGAGATACACCCATCTGTGTCTGAGTGGTTAATGTTAAGAAGTTCGACACACCCGTTTGTGTCTTAGTTGATGCCCGCTGGAATCTCGAAATGCCTTGTTGAACTTGAACCGCAAAGCCTTGAATTGCCGAATTTCCATTGAGTATCTGAACTGTCGTCGGTTGGATTCTGGAGATGCCAGCCTGAGTGCGATTGGTTTGGTACCAGAATCTTGTGATTCCACTTTGAGTATGCTGCGTGGTGATGCGGATTCTTGCTACGCCGGTTTGAGTCTGATTTGTAATAAGCTCAATTCTCGATACACCAGCTTGTGTTTGAGTGCTGGAGATGATAAAAGCAGTCGTGCCGTATTGCGGTCTTTGCGTTGTTGCTTGGATACGAGCGACACCAGCTTGCAGACGATTTGTGATAAGCTCGATTCTGGAGATGCCGGTCTGTGTCTGAATGCCGCCACCACGAATTGCCAAAGTGCCAGACTGATGCTGTTGCGATGTTGTGTAGACGTTGAATGTACCAGATTGAGTGTATGTTCTGGTTCTCTGGATACGAGACACACCAGTTAAGGTCTTTCTCTTGACGATCCAATAAGCACCACCAATTGTCTGCTGTTCGCCGGTCTTCTTGATACGAGCATTTCCAAGAAGATTCTTGCTGATTGTGTTTTGAAGAGAAATTCCTCTCTCTTCAGCCAACATTTCACGAAGTGCTTCATATGCGGAGTCGATCTCAAAATCAAAGAGTGGCCGATCATAGAAGATGGCATACGCCAGCACTCCATTAAAATATCCCACTGAAACCGGCGAACCGGATACCGCAGCCTGTTTGAAGTCACTTTTACCGAACAGAGCCTTGGAAAAAAGGGACGATGATTGTGCATTATCGACGTAGCTTACTGTCGATTTTCCAAAATACCACCCCGAAGTGTTAACAACAGGAGCGGACGGGTAGTTTGAAAACGTGACCGATACCGCCTGACTGTTGCTTATATTTCCACTCAGTTTTCCTCTATCGAAACGAAGAGCGGCCATGAAGTAATTGTTGTCCGTGATCGTTCCTGATGGGAATACTGCTGTCTTGTACTCACTGTCATATTGAACTCGGAATGATACGCCACCACCCGTTCTGACATCTACAGAGAAGCCGTTGTCTGAAGTTGAATTGATGCAATTGATAATGGACATGTCCGTCGAAACATCTGGACACATTGCGATTACAAGTACCGTGCATTGCGACAGGTTCAATGGAACGCCCGTTGCATTGACAATTTCGTTCTGCGAAGAATCAAGCTGCACACCTGTGGCGACCCAGGTTCCATCAATCGTCTCAACAAGAATGGTATTACCAAGAACGCCATCGTATTCACCGATGGAGTTTGGAGACACATTGTAGACAATCTGCGGATCGATGCCTTCCAAGAAGTTGTATTCAACTACTTCTCCGATTCTTGGAATAGTTCCTGGAACATAGATCGTGAAGTCACTATCTACGCAGATGTTGGAATGTTTGGTATCTGGCGCTACGATCAGGTCAAAAAGAACGATGTCTTTGATGCTGCCAATCTGTGTGTTTCCAAAGCTGGTGGACCAGTAATTGTCATTCGGGCTTGGGTAGCTTTCATCAAATCCCTCGAATGGCGGGAAGCCAACGAAACGAAATTGTGAGATGGCCGCTCTGCTTTGGCCGATAGGTCCGACCAATGAGTACGAGTTGCTGTTCTGAATCTGAATGTTTGCATCTGGAGAAATCTTGGTGCGCTGATCCGGGAAGTTCACGAAAGAACCAATCGTCCGGTTCATCAAATTTGCGATCTGAGTATTTCCAGGCCCGGTAGGAGTCCAGTAGTTCTCATTCGGATATGGATACAGCGTGTCCCACTCCACGTTAGGCGGGAACGCAATGAACTTCATCCAATCGAAGTCCTTATTCTTCATTCCAACGACTGCCGGATCAATTGTGTTGAGATGCATCGTATGATAGATGCGCTCTTCAAAGACCTTGAGCTTTGTGTCGATAATCAAGGCGTCGAACTCAAGAATGTTCTGCCGAAGGATTTCAAGGAAGTTGGTGTCTGGCTTGGAATACAGCATCACAGAGCCGAACATCATCATACCAGCCGGATGCAACAAGGCTTTTACGGCATCACGGTACTTGTCAATCGTCTCTCCTACTTGAAGATCATATGAGAAGTCTTGCCAGTAGTACGAGTCTTGAATGACTTTATTCGAGTTCAACAAGCTGTCTGTAGTCGTAGGGAAGCCGCCCACGCCACCCGGACGCCCCGGCAACCATTGACCGGCTGTCTGCGCTACAATGCCCAAATTCGGCGGCAGGACTGCGCCAGAACCATCTACAGTATTGATAGTGACTGTCGGTGTGCTTACAAACCCAAGACCGAAATCAATGATGGCTACCGATTTAATACCACCTTTGATGTGTGTGATAGAATATTGCGTCGTGCCATCTGGAACCACCATAAAAGGCGAAGCCACAGTAGCAACTTTCGTCGTTCCGTTGTACGATACAATGAGACCACGTTCTCCAACACCAGTTCCACCAACAAAAGAAATTTCGTCGCCCACAAAGAAGTTATCTGTTGAAACTTCGTTGCTGGACAACATGACTTGATTTGGATTCAGTAAGTCAGCATCGGTGTATGTGGAGTGTACATCAGCCCAAAAGTACATGCCAGGAATACAGACAGCATCATCCATCGGATTGCCATCTGCATTGATCGGAGTCGTCGCTGGTCCGAAATAAGGCTCTAGGTAGTACACAGACGGTGGAATGCTGCAACTGCCTGTGTAGTATGTCTGGAAGATAGATGTGATAACAGACGTAGCTGGTGTAAGTTCTCCACCACCGCTGATTGTGATCGTCTCTCCAACCTGATAGTTGTCTCCGGGTTCAGAGATCAAAAGCTGCTGCAAAAGCTGGTACGTAGACTCGTAGCGAAGCTGTGTGTACGCTTCCAACAAGTCGGTCACAGAACCCAAATCAGTCTGCGGCGGCGGTGGAACGTTGTACGAGATCTTCACTTGTTCTGGTAAACCAGTGGCCGGGTCCATCTGAAACTGCCCATTGATATTGGAAAGGGTCAGCGTCGAAATTGTACCTTGCGGAAGTACCTGTTGTGTGACTGATTCTACGCTGGCGGTTGCACCGGATGCCACACCTGTCAACACTCGATTCAAATAGTCGAATGTCAGGCCAGTTGTCGTCATCTTCATCACATTCTGGACGGACCAGATAGCATCAGATGCACGAAGTAGGTCAACCTTCGGGTAGTAGAACTCAATTTCTTCACCGAAAAGGCAACGGAAGATGAAGCGGAACGAATTTTCGGTACCTTTGGCTTGATAGAACTCTTTGATGTGCTTGAGAATTTCCCGTGGGTTCACCAGGATGTTGCCAGGGATCAAGTACATGAATTCATCACGGAAATATTGGATGAACCGATCTAACGTATAGTCGATGTCTCTGTACTCAAGCAATTTCTCAGGACTGTACGAATCCCGAATTTCCATCAATGTATTGGGCGGCGGGATGTTATTTGGGTCGAACGTATCGAACAGAGTGACCGTCCAGGTCGTAGGATCATATGCTGCGATCTTGTGAGTATGACCCTTTGCGGGGCCGTTCAGACACACGATGAACATGTTCTTGTAAGCATTCAGATAAGTCGCAACTTGATCGACAGTCGTTGCAATTGGTGCTGATGCTTGGGCAACGGCGTTTTGCGCTGCCACTCGTGTCGCATTGGTCAGCGTAACAGTGTTGATAGAAGTGCCGACAACTTTCCCGGTCCATACCTGCGTTCCAAACGTTTCCAGCCACTCATAGTAGGCTTTCAGAAACGAAACAAACATCGGGTAATCATCCTGAACAAAGTCAGGAAGTTGTGATGGAATAATCTGCGAGATTGTTCTTGGTACTTTTGGAATCGTCGGCATCCTTTTACAACCCCTTATGCATTAGCCAAAACCGTAACTGAAATGTCTGCCGGGTTGATGAACAAAATATTGTTACGAACCGGGATGATATCATTCTGCTGTGGAGTCATAGTAATAGTCACGTTGCCATTTACATCGGCGGAATACGGAATGAACTCCTGAATTATGATTGTGCCTGTCAGGTAATTGACTGTACCGCAGGACGCACGCACGACGGCATCAGGAGTACCAATACCGTGCTGAATCAACTGAATATTGCCATTGCTATCATCTTTGAACGTATACGTATTTCCGTTCACATACGGAAGCAGCAACTTAGGATCTTGCACCACAATAAAATTGGTCGAAGTAAGTGTTCCAGGGACAACCGGGTTGTAGTAATTCAGAGTGTAGTTCGTAATCACATTCAACGTCGGCGCAAAAATTTTCTTGATCTGGATCGTTGTCAAGTTATTGGTGATACTCACGTCGCTGCCATCAATTGCCGACAAGAGCTTGGAATAACGAAACTCAAGATCAAACTTGTCCAAATTCAAAGATGCGTAATTCACGATAGCATTGTAAGCGGCGCTCTTGATGTCGCCTTCCGTCTTGAAAGTATTCGCCGGGACGTACTTCACCGTGCAATTGACATTGATGAAGGTGTAGTCGGGGTCGATAAACTCCGGGATGACTGACACGATGTTGAGTGGACGAATCAAATTCCCAAGCACCAAAGACTTTGCTTCTTCTGTGATGACGAAACCATCCACCGGCTTGATCGAAATGAAAACCTTTCCGTACTGCGGTGGAACGTTGTCTTCGCCGCCCCATACCGTTACTGAATCTGCATTCGAGTATTGTTCTGTGACTTGTAGGACGTAATCCGCCGCTGTGACTGCTCTCTTCTGTGTCTCAAAATTTTTCGGTGCGGAGAAACGAATTTCATCTGTAGTCTCAGCAACTAGACCACCAGCCGCACTCACCAAGGTTGTGACCGCCGTGAGGTTCGCCGGGTAGCCAGCCAACGGAACTGTAGGAGTGAAAGATGAAGCACCATTCGCCGCTGGACCGTCCGAAATGACGTAATCCACAATGACGATGTTTCCATCAATCAAGGCGCTGCCAATGACTCCATCACCAAACTTAATTTCAAATTGTTGGTTCTCAACTTCCTGTAAGAAATATGCATTCGTGGTTGCTGTCAGTTCAAGAAGATTGTCGGCCAAAGAAAAGCTAGTCAACGTTGTATTGGTCTGTGACTGCTGGACCCGGACTACAAGCTGGCTGGTGTCGATATTTGGATTCGGCAACAGGAATCTTTGATTTGGAATTGTCGAGTCAACCGTGATTCTGTAAGTGTACGGAACACCTTCCAACAACGTGACATTCGGGAATGTGAAAACGCCATTCTGAATCGTAGCTCCATATGCCTGATTAGTAATGAAGGTGTAGACTGTGCCATCGACGTTGGAAGAAAATGTTGAATTCTCTTCAATGACCGCTGAAGCCGCATTGTCATTCGGTGTAATCACGATGCTCACTTGCGCCTGTGCGGACGTGACTGAGCGTGGAGTGTAGTTCACCATCTTTGCCAGCGAAACTACAGAGGATCGGAGATTGGCCGAATCTAAAAAGCATTCGTTCGCAATCATATTCATGTAGAACGCTGAGTAGTGTGTATTGTAAGCAAGTATGTCTAATAGTACACTTAATCCTGCACCATCAAAATCATAATCCTGAAAAATAGTCTGACTGCGAAGATAGTCTCTGAGACTCACTTTTATTGTATCAAAGTCCAAATACGAGACAACCAGCTTTGATGAATTAGTTGGCATGTTGCACTCTCCATCCTTCTGCTGCACCAGTTGTCACAAAATTTCCCCTGTATAGTGTCGCTCGAAGTGTTTGTTCATTTAATCCCATCACCTTACACCAATTTCTTAACCCAGTGACTACACATTTCTTACCATTAATGTGTTCGACCACATATTCCTTGTTGTGTTCTTTACTTAATTTTTGTTTGTGTTCTTCCTTAAGCGGCACGTTTCGATTCCATCCAATTTTCCCCTTATTTCCTTTGCCTATTTTTCGTTTTGTTTCTGCTGAATGATGATGCCCATACGAGGCTCTAATTCCATCGCCGCCTGGAGTTAAGTTATACCCTCCTTCGGAAATCAATGTGCGATGTTTTTTGATGAAATCTGGCTCCATCACGTTGAATACATGCTGGCGATCATCGGATGAATACAAAACATCAACTAGAAATGCATCAATGCCATACTTACGAATCGCACAGTGGATTGGACATTTTGATCCTCTTTTAGTGCTACTTCGATGGTCTGCCAAACGTTGTTTCAGATTATTTGTGGCACCAACATACGCCTTGCCATTTTTGGTACACGTTAGCTTATAAACAATGTTCATTATCGAAGCCTCTGGAGGAAGAAGGAAATGGTCTGTGCCTGTGTGATGTTCAGGACATAGAACGTGATCGTCACATTGTAGCCGTCTTCCTGATAATTTTCCTCTACCTCTACGCTTTGCAACTGTGCCCTTGGTTCAAAGTTCTGAATCACATCGGTGATCGATTTCTGAATGCTCAAGGCCGTGATGCTCGTAATGTTCTCGAACAACATCGCCGTCACATTGCATCCTATCTCCGAATGAAAGGGCCGCTCGTAGTGCTTTGTAAGGACCAAATTCATGACAGAGGCTTTGACGGCATCGAAATCGTATAAGATGCCGATGTCTTTCTTCACTGGATTTGGAAGAAAGGCAAGATTTAAGTCACTGTAACGGTGAGAAATGTTCTGTGGCACACTCCTATTTAGTGCGTCAACTTAAGGACATCAATTACTTGGAAGAGATATACTAGCCGCCGTTCGCAAAGACGTTTGGAGAACCTTCGCCGTCGAAATCTCCGCAGTTCACAGAGTCGCCAATTCGAGCAACGGGAAGGTTGTTTGCGAAGACATTTGGAGAACCAGTAGCTTCTTCTCCATCGTGGCAAGCGGGGCCGCAGCAGTGAGTCTCCCAATGGTCTCCGACACGATGAACCGGAATACCATTTGCGAATACGTTTGGAGATGCGGAGTCGTTGGGTCTGGACGGAAAGCAGCCGTGGCCGGTGCTCACGTCACCAAGGCGAACAATAGGTGGCATACCCCTATTTAACAAGTCGCCGGAACGTCCACCAAATCACAAAGAAAATTCCGATGAGAATCCAGGCGAACATATCACCAATGAACATTAACAGTCGTTTTGCGGACATATGGTTGGTGTCGGGTCTGGCTTTTGCTCCAGAACCGGGTCGCTGAAACTTTCGCTACGAGTTTCCGTCATGCCCAACGAAGCCGGGAACGGTGGAATGCTTGGCGCTGATGGTCCAGACGGAGATGCGTGCGAACTGACGCCGGAATTCCAATGCACAGCCGGGGCATCGCCGGAAAGCGTACCGCCGCCCGTCATGGAGAACGAACCGCCAGCCGATTGGACAATAGAACCACCGGCAGCATCGGTCATTGATCCGCCAGAATTGCGAGTTTCACTTCCGCCAGCTTTCATGGTGTGACTTCCACCAACTTCCAGATCGTCACTACCTGCGATCCTAACTGTCCTACTTCCACCAATGTCTGTAAGATAATCGCCTTTGACCTTTTCCGTATAATTTCCTTGAACGTGAACATTCAAGTCGCCATCGACCTGTAAGTTTGCATTCGAGCGGCAATAGATGTTGCATTCGCCATCGACGGTTACGCTGTGGTTATTCTGATAGTGAGAGAACGAATTCTCCATCGTAACTTCAAAACGCTTGCCAACAATTTTGATGACCAAGTTTCCTTCCTGGTCAATTTCAATTCTGGTGAGTGTACGATGCGCCATGTGCAAACGTTCTGCACCGGGAGTATCGTCAATCTCGATTATGTGGCCGGATTCCGATTCATAGACGTGATTGAACGGGTACACAGCGTTGTAAGCGGACTTCGGTTCAACCCACTTTCTTCCCGGCGTAGGATGTACGAAAGCAATCGGCACGCCACCAAACTCAGGTCCAGGACGGCCATCATCACGTTGTCTTTGTTGGACACCAATGACTGTATCGCTGATGTTTTCCGCACGAGCGAGACGATTTACATCCGACTCACCGATGATACAACCCCAAGGATGCGTAGCTCTTGGATACAAAGAAGCCGAAGTCTCGTTTACAACTTGAGCGCCTGTGCCATCATTCGGGTAGTATCTTGACTTGATCTTACGTGGAAATGTGTCGGTGTTATGAAATGGCTTGCCAGGATCGTAGAATCCGATGCATGGCTGTGGAGCTTCTTCAGGAATACCAGCGATGGTGCCAAGAATGATCGGCTCTTGTGAGCTTTGATTGTCTTTGAAAAATCCAAACACCCAGGTGCCTTCGGCGGGGCCGGTAGGTGAGTGTCCCAGGCCATTCATAGCTTGGTTCCAGGTGAGCGGCTGATACGGATACGCCCAATGCAATTCACACGTAGGAATCAACTGCTTGTTTTCTGTGTGCGCTCCCAGGACACGCACCCGGCACCGGCCAAGTTTCTTCGGGTCACGCCGATCTTCAACGACACCCATCCACCAGAAAAACGAGTCCTTGCCCATAAAATTAGGCTCTGCTTTTGCCATGATGTTCATATATAGTTGCTATGTTCTACTATGTCTACGCCTACATTGATCCACGAACGGAATTGCCATTCTACATTGGCAAAGGACATGGTAACCGGGCCTACTTTCATCTTACCGAATCGAAAACTGCTACAAAAAACATTCGTAAATGGAACAAGATTGCTTCAATACGAGCGGCTGGATACGAACCTCAAGTAACAATTTTGAAAGATGGACTAACGGAAAATGCAGCCTACGATCTTGAGCGAACCCTCATTCAACAATGGGGCCGGAAAAGGTTAGATCCAAATGGTGTGCTCACAAATTTCTGTGTTGATGCTCGACCTCCAGGAAATCCGAAGGCGCATTTGGGAAAGCTCCATTCCGAATCAGCTAAACTGAAAATGGCAGCACGAAAAGCACACCGTTGGAGAATCACAACTCCAACCGGACGCACAGAAGAAATCACAAATCTCAGAGCATTCTGCCGATCCAACAAATTGAACCACGCCAGTCTTGTCAAACTTGCTCACGGCCATCAAAAGAAACCGCACAAAGGATTCCATTGCGAGACCTTGACAGAATAGGTACATCTATGCTATTGTGGATTCAGTGAAGAAGATTTTCATCATCGGCATCAAGGCGTACCAGATCGTATTCTGGCCGGTGCGCCAACTGAAGATGTGCCGATTCGAGCCATCGTGTTCTGAGTACGGCATTCAGGCCATCCGGCGACACGGCGCACTCCGTGGTTCCTGGCTGGCCGTCCGAAGAATCGCTCGTTGCAATCCATTCCACTGCGGCGGGCACGATCCAATTCCAAATTAGGAGATTCCCATGAACTACATGAACGATTACGACATCATGCTGGCACAGCAACGCTACGCCGGTCATCCCGTGCTCAATAAGGCCGCACAGTTCCTCGCCGCCTTCAAAGAGGAAGTAGACACCCATAGCGACGGATGGGCCTACTGGAAGGCTCCCGTGGCCGCTGCGAACAAGCTCATGGAGATGCTTCAGGGCAAGACCGAAGCCACCGAAGCAAACTTCAAAGCTGCCATGTCGCCCATCAAGGCTTTCTACACTCGCCG